ACGTCCACCAAGAAGGACAGAAGTATTAGCGAGAGTCCTGTTATCAACCCGCTGATTATGTCCAGTAGATATCTCCTCTTGATACATCTCACCCATCTCAGCAAAGCCATAGCCGATAAGACCATCATCGCTGTAACCTAAGCGACAAAATTCAAATGGTTCTTCATTTCTTGGGTAAAAATTAAAGAATGCCTTCATACGAAGGCCAGGAGTACCATTATCACCAGGAGATTTGTGCATAGTATAAATAACACTATACACTTGATTATTATGCCAATACTTCAGCCAGCATTCATAAAACGTCCAAGTGGCTATATTCTTCCCCGGTTGTGGTGGTTCTATATTCTGATCCGCGAGCTTTTCCGTTTCTTCTGAAGAAAGAGTATCATTATCCGGACGCTCTGCTATCTTCTCCCATGCTTCTTTATCAAATGCACCAAGAAATACTTTCTCCTCACATTTACTCTTAGTAAGAGTATATTTATGAAACTTAAATGGTGCTTCTTCCCATGTATTCGCACTGGGAGTAGCTGCCCAGTTCTCATATGCCAGTTTTTCAGGTCTAGGACCATCATATATTACTGACTTTTCAAACATCGGCTCGGAGTTACTGTCTATTCCTGTTACAACGGCCTCTGTCTGTGTCACCCAGGGAAGTTTAATAAGAACGGAACCAAGTCCAGCATTATCATGTGCTGCACGACTTTCGACTCTATATAGGTCCAATTCCTTCTTACTAAGGCCCATTAAGTTTAAAAATTGTTCAATCGCTGTCCTTTGTCCATCTCCATCCTCAGTCTCCGGCCAATCACCACATAAGCCAGCAGTAAATAGGGGAAGAACCTCATATATACTTCCGAGCTGGGTAGCCTTAAGTATATCGACATTCTCCCCTATTAACTGTATAACAACATTACTAGCATGCGGCCAGGGGAAACTCCGAGATTCTTCCACTGGCTTCCCTTTAATTAACCTACGCCACGTAGGAAGCAAGTTTTCATGTAAATTACGGTAGGATTCTTGTAACGATACAAGATTATCATAGACATACCTGTCCAGATCCTTATCACCATCCTCACCGAATTTTACCGCAACTGGCTTAAGTAGGGGCATAAATTAACTAGTCTTTAGGCAAGACATCGTTGGTTGTTAGTATACTACTTGTAACTTATATCCATTGGTCGTAAACACTGCATTAAGTTGTGCCTTCAGAGCCTTGGAGTTCTTCGGCTTAGTTGGCGTATATGGAATTGACTTTGCAAATGTACGTGCATTAAGGGGAAGAACAACAGCACCAAGCGAGGGGAGGAAGGATGAAAGTGTGGCGAGAATAATCTGGAGAATACTTTCAATAGTATTCAATAGATTACCATCCGGAAGATTAAGGGAACTCCAGAACTGCTGGATGGCCTGAATAGCGACATTAATAACCAAGGAAATCTTACCAAGAAGTGTCGCCTTATCACTAGCCGGGGCATCCTGATAAGCATTAATAGCCGCAACAACATCTGACAAGGCGGCTTTTACATCATTAATAATTGGTGTCAACGTTGCCGCGAGAGGGGGGTCAAGGAGGCCGATTACTAAACTAAAGGCTTGTAGTCCAATAGGGACATACTTTTCAATATCCGCAAATACTGTCTCACAGGATAGGCCCATAGTGATTTCACCGATACCAACGGCCAAAGCACCTGTGCTGATCATCTTCCCGAATTGTCGTCTAGTTTGCATTATTTCACCCCCATCTTAGCAGCCGCAGTGGAGGCTGTTACTTGAGCTTGTGTACTGTGTGTTGAGGCATCTTTAGCCGCATAACCGACGGCGGCCACTAACAAACTAATAAGTGCCGACCGCCAGTTGGCGGGTTGATGATTCTCCCATGCTTGTATTGCTGCGACAAACTGTGTTGCTGAGTAAACAATAGAAACTGTCGCAATTACATTCGTCTTCCAGTTAGTTGTGAACCATTTCCAAAATGAATCCATGTTTCTCCTTTGTTAATTCCAGATACATTTTACATCTTTAAACCTTACAACAGACGTCCCGCCGGCATAATTCAAGTCGAGTTGTAGTTGTAAGTACAGACCGGGTGTCCAATTAAGTAACTGACCTGGGACATTTTGAAGACTAGCCGGAACAACATGTTGTACATTATCAATTTCTATCCAAGTCGTTGACATTGTATGTGCAACAGTGTTCACCACATAATTAATCTTAACAACATGATCCACATTAGGACTATACTTACCAGGAAAAAGACCAGTATTAGTCCAAGCCGGATTCGGTGATACACCATATACTTGTAACTCTCCACCTTGCTGGTAATTATTCTGGCAACTACCATTATAATTATATCCAGCCGAATCACAGATTCTTAGATCATGTTCAAGTGCTTGTAAAACTACAGGAGAATTAGCATCCGTATTTAAAGTGAATTCAAATGTAATACTTACTGCCGTCGGGTCAGTAATAAACTCCGCTTGCCATGGGCGGCGAAGTGCTGCCATCATGTCAGTATAACCAGCTCCGACTGTCGTAACAACCATGAATGGATTACCATCCAAAGCTGGCTTAACAGTTGCCGTTGTTGGAGCCACAAATGGTACTGGTCCACCAATATCAGGACCAGTCTTTACTGTCCAGTTTGGATAATACTCCAATAAATCATCAACGAAGCTCATTTTATCTCATTTAACTTTTCTTTTAGTTCTTTTATACGAATACTCAACCAATAACGAAGATATTTACTACTTCCTTTGATATATTCCTCAAGGAAAGCTATTTCATCTCTTATCTGTTCTTTCGTGACCGGTTCTGGTCTTGTGTGAATCTCTCTCATCTTGCCGGCCTTTAGCTGTGTCGGCTCTTCTATTAGCCTCTATCAAGTCAGTCAATCTTCCATCCACTTTAACTTCCAATCTTTTGAGTAATACAAGCACGACAATTGATACCCCACTAGATACTGCGGTTCCTAATACGCCGATTAATGCTATTTCTATAGCATCGGTCACATAATCACCTGTGTAGATTAAGCCCACCACTACTACCGGCCAGGGGCAATAATAGATAAATCATTGCAATTACAAAGATAATTACTATCACCACCGTTGCAATTTGCTTCACCGGTGCTGGAAGGGGGATCATTCCAATAATCCAATATAAAAGACCAAGAATGATTAACAAAATCAGAATATAAATCAATATGCCTATCATAAGGACTCCTAAAACTTAGTCTGTGTATGGGTAGTGCTGAATACCTCCAGCAGTTTCGCAACAGGCCACAGCAGCACGAGTATCACGTACCTGCCTACTAAGGCTCCTGATGACTTCATCATGCTTCCCAAGTTCTTCTTCGATCTTTTTAACACGCTCATCGCTGCTACGTAAAGCACGGCTAATGAGATAAGCACCTGCACTGTAGACAACAAGGAATGCAAGGTGTATCCACTCAGCACGTAATTGGCTTGCAATGTCATTCACTTATCTACCTATCGGAGTTTGTATTTAATAGCCTGTAATACTAGAACGACTAGAACGATATTGCATTTGGATCTTTTGTTGTTGATGGACAAATGTATCTATTTCCGTTTCACTCATGTGTGTTAGGTCTAGATTTTGCAGTCCATGTCCAAGAATATCTAAGATATCACGATTTGAACAATGTGGATATTCGTTATATTCTTCAAGGAATTTTTGAACGAATTCGTCACCGGAATTTTGACAAATCCAGATTTGCCCACGACGAAAGAATGGCTCAGTGTCTTCAATACGATCACTTTTGGCATTGAGATTCCGCGTGTCTTTGAAGTCATTTACTTTATGGAAGTACCACTTACCAAGATCACGTCTGTTACCATCTTCTATTTCAAAGGCTGTCTTACACCATGTTTGACCGGCGCTAATTTCAACCCATATTTCCCGGATGCGCCATTTCTCTGCCATGATATAGGCATGGTGCATGATATCTTCACGGGAACATGTGTCGGCTTTGCCGTCCAAAATATAGATGTTTGTGGGATTTTTATTGATCCCGAGTAGTAATAGGGCATGATTATTACGTCCTTCTTCTCCCTTATGATTCGGATCGAGAAGAAGCATTTTTGCTAAGTCAGATGTATGGATATCTTTCGGAAGTACCCCATTATGCATCTCATGGCGAATAGTCATATGCCGCTTGGTTATCATTTGATTCTCTGGGATAATTTGATAACCTTGTGTTTGAAACGTCCCGCCTTCGGCTAAGGGGATGTTGGCATCTAGTGATCGGAAACCTAGGGCTTTCTTTTCTACTGTAGTGGGGATAAGTACAAAGTGTCGTAACCATTCCGACTTAAAGGTATTCCCACCGGGAGGTATTGGTTTATTTCTAAATTGGCATGAATAGAAATACTCTCCCAACCGTTGACGCATTCTAGAGAGTTTGAACATGGTCCATTCTTCAGGGAAGATTGGTTGTCCAGGCGGGTGTTTATCACAACAGCCTCCTTCTGCATCATGAGTGTGGAATTTAAAGTAAGGTAGATTCTTACGAATCATCCAGTTTAGATCATGGAAGGACCATCTGTTACCATTTACGATTTCGTCACATTCCATGTTCGGATCATCAGGATCGCTGTCAAAGGCGCCAATAGCAAGTTGTACCCACTCCCAAGTGGATAAGGCTACCAGTTCACTCTTAAGAGCATCCTTACCAAATAAGTCATCAAATACAAGACGACGATAGTGCTTAGACTGTAAAGCAGCATCGACACCAGTAAACTCGTAAGTACCTTCACCCTGATTGGCATCTCCACGTTTGAAGTCCCTTAAATGAGTCATTGTGTCCGCTGTCCATTGACACGACCCATCTGGTTGGATTTCAGGAAAGAGTTTCTTAAAAAAGGCATTATTCTTATATTCGCCCGTTATCTTCTTCCCGACTTTCCAGGCGTTCTTAATAATCTCCATTGCAATTAATGTACGGGTATTTTGATCATGAGCACGATGCATCCATGCGATCCACTCATCACCGTAACCAAGACCGCGCATTAGTTTTTCATCGCGATCAGTAAAAGGCAAAGCCCACCAGATGGGCATACCGACACTACCAATGGTTGTTTTAAAATGATCCCGCGGGACTTCAAATACTTCCTTCAGGGACCAGCACATTAACTCGTCACAATATTGCCGATGGAAAGTATTTGAAAGACGTCTTTTACGGAGGACGATCTTAATAAAGTAGAAGTTATCCCCTAATGCATTCAGACGATGAGCAAGATTCTGTGTCGCAGGATATAAATTCCCAACCGGGAGGATTGTCCACTTATAAGCATACGACTGCCTATTCACCTCTTGCATAAGATCTACCGCTGGTGATTCGATGGTGGCTTCTAATGACATTAATATTGTCCACCGTAGCTGCCGCTCCGCGCTACGCGCTCCGCTGCTTCGTGCCAGGTTCAAAACCAGCCGAGACGGAGGAAAAAACCTAAACCAACAACATTTTAAATCTGTATAAGGATATAGGGCTTGTTAATCTATCGTCTCGGACCTAACGTGAACCTGGCAAGGAACCATTAGGATTTTTAATACTTGACATAGATTTCATCCTTAACTTGCGAACCCTTATACAGAAGCCCTTTGTGTTATTGAGTCGTGTCTGTTAATGTGGCTATATCAGCCAAGGCCGGGGTGGGGTTGGTGTTCTGTTTTACACTCTCCAGAGCCTTAATCAACTCCAACACAGCATCATTATCCTTGCTTTCGGCAATCGTATTACTACTATGAATATCTAGTGTTTGCCGGGTGGCCTTCGCGAAACGGCCATCACGATCGAGAATATCATTCGCCGCCTTATTCCTCACCCTCTCATCTTTTGTCTGCAACGCTTGTTTAAGCAAAACCTGCATCGCAACCGGGACGGCGAACTGTAATGTCTGTTGACTCTCCGCATAACGCTTCTTAATATTACTATCCAGGTCCGTAACCAATCCTGTCATATACTGATTATGGATTTTGGAGTAATATGGACTGGATTTTAGGACAGAAAATCTCTGTATAGTCAACCCGCAAAGCTCCGCTATCTGCGTAGAAGACAACAATGGATTATCCAACTCCATCCTTATCAGCAGATTAATTTTATCCAACGTCCGTAGATGCGGCCTCTTGCTGTGTTTCACTACTCAACACTCCCTTACAATCTCTGTTATCATCACCATCAACAACACCGACAACACCGAACTCTCGTTTATAGTACTCCTGTATATGACGACGAAGGACGGTAGCCAATGGACCTAGATCATCATCGTGACTTTCGTCCATAACAACCACCGTCCCTTCTTCTCCCATTTCTGTCCAGCTTGCCCACATACTACCTTATTATAAGGCCCACCGCCTAGACATTTCTCTCCTTGTCTACCAGCTACATAGCAAACTTTTTTACTTTTTCCCCTGTCTACAAAAAACCCACCCCGCCCCGCGGTCGCTATTAACCACTTCATTAAGAAACAAACCGCTCCGCGGGAAACAAACCACCCCGCGGGTATGACTATTTTTTTTCACCAATTTTTTTTCACCAAACCACCATTAACAATTCTCATTTAGTAACAAAGATGACTATTTTTCACCAACCCGTACTAAAAAATTTTAAAAAAATTATTTTTAACGTAAGCCGCACCACCGTTTACTTTGCGCTATAAAGTGGTCGCCTCGGTAAAGCCCTTAATGTCTAGTAATATTATAGACATACTAGACAAAAGGTCAATGTCTAGTAATATGATAGACTTACTCGACATTAAACCCATGTCTATTAATATGATAATGTCTATTAATATGATAGACATACTAAACAAACGGTATTGTCCACTAATATTATAGACATGCTTATCATTAACCAACTAGTAACAAACAACCACCATCCCCATAATAATGATAGACATGATTAACAATGTAATTATTATACGGTGCTGTTGATTTTAAAGGAGTTAAGTAGTGTAAGAAAT